TCCTAATCCTAAATACTTTGTAGCATCAAGAGCAACCCAAGCAGTTATAGCTCTACCTGTGCCCGCATAAGACGAACTGATTGTTTTTTCCCAACCTCCAACTTTTTCTGGTAATCCTTTTCTAAATCTAACTAAATTACCATCAGCCCAGCCACCCTCATCCATAAGTTCAGTTAACTCTTTGTTGATGCCGGGATTAAATAGTATTTTACTTACAGCCATTCTTCTCCTACAAACATTTTAGCTTCAGCTTCTCTTCTTTTAATCAAACCATCAAGAACTTCGCCACCGGCTTTGTTCCAACGTTTTATTTCTTGTGGAACGTCTGCGTATTTTTCTTCATTCAACACTCTAAGCATGGTGCTGTTTTTTAAGTTTGTAGGTCCCAAGTTATACACCCAAGAACAAAGTGCATCAAATTGATTTTGGTTTAAAGGTACTTCAACAAAGTCATTGATATAGCTTTCATACTCTATCATTTCTTCTTGCAACAAATAATCAGCTTCTTCTTTGTTTATTTTATCTCCTTCTTTTACATCTTTGGTATGGCCATATCCTATAGTCCAAACTCCAGCAGGACACAAATATGCTTCAAGCTCGCATCCCTCAAACTTTTTAATTAACGATAATCCTTCTTTAGATATATTCATATTACCCCCATTTTTTAGTTTTTGTTCCGCCATCATAATCGACAGCAAGGTTTTCTTTTTTGAGCAAATCTGCGATATTGCCTTTTTCACAAAAAACATCTGCCAATACTCTACCATATTTGTCAGTGCCGTAAGATTTTATTGTAATGTCGCCAACAAGCCACTCTTTAAGTTTTTGTTTTGCAAGCAAACCTAGTTTTTTTTCCTTTGCTCTCTCCGGGTATCTTTTAATATTAATCCGGCTTTCCGGGGTATCAATGCCATTTATACGAACGGCTTTGTTATGTAATTGCACCGAGAAGCCGAGATCTATAGTCTGTAACCTTATAGTGTCTCCATCGGTTATAGAGCGTAAAGTACACTTATAGACAAAAGCCTCCGGTGATTTATTCATTTGTAGGTTGCTCCGTCGTAACTTTTCTATAATAAACCACAACGTCTTTGAGCTCAGTTATGTACCTTTTTATTTCTTGCATGTTGTAGGCCATGACTTCGTAATCTGGTATTGTCATTGCTAAAAAAACCAGCTCGCCCTCTTGCTCCTCTATTTTGGCTAATTGTTCATCTTTATTTTCTGGCGTAACTGCTATCCACTCCGGCTGCTTGAGATCTATTTCTCTAGGCATAATAGGTTGCACTATTTTTCTTTCAATAGGCTTTGCTGAAACTTGTATCTGTTTAGTTGGAATTAGGCTGCAACTGCAAGCCATCATCGAGATCATCAACAGTGCCGCTAATTTTCTCGATGTCTTCCATGATATGTTTTGTACCATTGTTTATTTTCCTCTCCATTTCTTTTGGATCTGTCAAAATTTTAGCAGTAAGCTCATAATTTTGTATGAATTGTGTATATCGATTTAGCTCTCTTTGTGCCGCTTGGCTTTTTACAGTAAGGTCTTGTAGTTGTTGTGTTTGTAGCTCGAAGTCAGCTTGTATGGATTTTATTGTCTCTTCTTGTGTGGCAACAGCGCCCTCTAAAACAGCGTTGTTTGCTTGCAAAATTTGATTTTGACTAAAAAAATAATAACTAGCTACTGCTAATACTATTATTATTCCTATTAATACTTGTTGCATAATCCGCCACCACCTTTAGCGTTTGTTAGTTTGCCAGAGGATTTTTATTGCTATCTTCTAGTTTTTCTATGTCTATCTGCATACGTTCAAGACTAAGTGTTAAAGTAGCGATGCTTGCTTTCAAATCACTGTTGTCCGGTATGACCAAGCCGTCTATGGATTTATTGATATACTCAACAGATGTTTCTATAGCAGCAAACCTCTCTTCTATTATTTTTTGTGCGTCTTCTGCATCCCCTATCCCACCTATTTGTGACTCTAGGTTTTCTAACCTATTAACGTAGGTTGCTCCTGTGTAACCGAAACCGGCTAGTGTTGCTACAATCGATGCCAAAGCTATTAGTTGTGCTAATTTTGATTCTAAAAAGTTCATAGGTTCACCTGTTCGTCTATTATATTTTGCATAACATTTATATTTGTGTTCGTTAGATTGTAATACGCACCGCTATTATCATCAATATTTGCATCTGAATAAATGTCTCTGCTTTCATACCAAGAATTTTGATCTGGTATGGAAATATTTTGATATCTGTCAAATCCTGGAACATATCCTAAATATGCCACGAAAGTTGTTTGATCTGCATATTCACCAGACTCTTGTTGCTCCTGGTCCATTTCTTCTTGTTCTTGTTTTAGGTTGTTAGCTATTATTTGATCTGCTATTTGGTCTGCTTCGCTTTGCGTCATTACACCCGATACTGCTGTATCAATTTCACCTTGCATATTTTGTACTTGTACTTCTGCCATAACTACCTGTGGGCTAGAGTCTAGCGTAACCAATGGTGTAATAATTGTAGATACGCTTTGTGTTTGACCACTGCTTACATCTTCTGTGTTTGTATTTAAAGATAACACCATATTGTTTTGTGCATTGGCCGAAGTTATTTGCTCTGACATACTTGGTGAATTACTGGTGCTAATTCCTGATGAAGATGAAGCGTTGTTATTAGCTACACTGTTTGCGCCGCTAGATACAGAGGTATTACTAAAACTTGAAGAAGCGGCATTTATTGTGCTTCTTACTACGTTTAACATAGTGGAGGTTATCCCGCCCCTACTAGACGTTTCTTCTGCAACCAACTCCTCTGTTTCCTCTTCAAGTTCTTCTATAACTTCTTCATCATTTTCTGCAATTTCTATTGTTTCTTCAATTTCTTCTATTATTTCCACAACCTCAATAGGCTCTGACTGTGTTTCTTGTTCTTGTTCTTGTTCTTGTTCTTGTTCTAGTTCCTCCCTAATAATTGTTTCAAATTCAAATAGCTGTATGAGTTCTTCGGTATTTGCTAGTAAATCATTAGTCGTAAAGACTTCTACCAATTCTTCTGCATCGAAGACATCTATAACATTAACACTACTAGCTAAAGATATGCTTTCAACGATAGGAACAAAATCATCTACTATTGGATCTACATAAAATTCATCATCGCTAAAAACATCAAAATTAAATTCTTCAAATGCCTCCTCTTCATTGAAACCCTCAAAGGGCTCTGTGTATAAAATTACTTCATCCTGTGTTATTTGATATGTTTCTGGTTCATCAAACCCGCTTTGTGTAACCATTACTGCTATAGCCTCTGGAATGTAACCAGAGCAAGTTGGGCTGTATTGAGGATCCTGGTCACACTCGTAATCACGCAAAGCCTCTTCATAACCAGTGCAATCGGTTGAATATAAAGAGTCTAAGCCGCATTGTTGGGCTAGATAAGCAGCGTCATATCCAGCACAATCGGTTGAATATAAAGCGTCTAAGTTGCATTGCTGTGCCAAGTAAGCTGCTGCATATCCTGGACAGCTAGAATCGTTCAAAGAATCACTACAATCAATGCTGTTGCCACTACCTAATCCGTATAAACTACCTCCGTTTTCTAAAGTTGTGTTAAACGAAGTGCCGTTCCAATTTTGATTTACGCAAGTGCTAGAGTTTGTAGTTCCTGTAGCACATTCGTCATGGTATAAATAAGTGTATGAGTTGCTTGCGTTAGATCCAACCTCACCAATCAAAACATCGTGATTTATTATATCTAGTTCTCTGTAACGAAAATCAAAAGAGTTATTGTTCCAAAGTATGATTTCAAAACTGTTGTCGGATGCACGATTATATTCACGCATTTTATACCAACCAAATATCATCTTTTCGGAGTCTCCGTAAGACTTCATTCGAGAATCGGTATCTCTAATTAGATCGGTCCAAAAAGGATATAAGGTGTAAGTGTGTTGTCCGTTAATAGGATCGGGAGTGTAGTCACTACAGTAGTCTCCACTAGCCCCAAAATGTAAACATCCGTTGGTTGCCATTCTGGCTTGTGAAAATGTAGAGCCATAGAAGGTAAAATTAAAAGAAAGATCAATGGCTGGAGATATCCCATCATCAACCACCTCATAGGCCAGTTCCCCTTGGAAGTTATTTGCATTGTCGTGCAAATCGTATAGCGGTTGATTAGCTTCGTAAGTATATTGGCTAAATATATTTGAACTTAATAGTCCAACTACGACAAAGCATAAAATTCTTTTTTGCATTGCCTATTAGTTTTTGTTTTGCGTGTGTAGCTTTTTTTTACAAAGCCTATGACGTCTCTATTTATATCACTTCTTTTTGGATTAGCCTCGGCTGTGCATTTTCTTACATAATCTGCTTCGGCTTCTTTTACGTCTGGTCTTTTGTGTGGATTAGATTGCCATAACTCTTTAGCTTCCTGTCCTATTTTGCCCTCGTAAGGACAAGGTGTGCCGGCCATATTCATAGCTTTAAAAACTCTAACGTCTTGACAGAGTATTGAAACTGCGGCCACTTTCATCCCCATATCATAAATATATTTACTCAGCTTCAATCTTTCACAGTTTTCATCGACTACTGTTTTACCGCCAGAAAGTCCAAAAACCTGTCCCTGGAAGGCTCCAGAAACGCCTGTGGTGCACAAATCCTGTGAATAAGACATTATAGATGGTGCTATAGCCGACGCGGGTGGCGCTTCTGTTTTTACGTTTTGATTTATAGTTTGCGTAGAGTTGGTTTCATTTATGTTTCTGTTCGTATTGTCCGATACAGTATTGTTGTTGTTCGTATTTGTATTGTCTGTTGTTACATTCGACTCAGATGTTGATTCATTGTAGTTCGTATTTGTACTGTTGTTTGTGTTTGTATTCTCTGAAACAGTTGTGTTATTCACGTTTTGATTTACCGATGAATTGACTGTAGACGTTGATGTATTGACGTTTGTATTAGTGTTGTTTGTTGTTGCAGTTGTTGTAGCGGTAGTTGTATTTACGTTGGTGTTGTTTGACGTATTCGTGTTCGTGTTCGTATTGGTATTTGTATTTGTATTTGTGTTCGTATTAGTTGAAGTCGATGTATTGGTATTCGTGTTTGTATTGGTGTTTGTATTGGTGTTTGTGTTTGTGTTTGTATTAGTATTCGTGTTTGTATTAGTTGTAGTTGTCGTGTTTGTTGTATCTAAACTGTTTTGCTCGCAATATTGCGATCCAGCAGTACAATCGCCAGTTTGATCTGCAAATGAAGAAATAGGTAACAATAAAGCAGCAAAAGCTATAATGTTAATATGTTTCTTACATAGCATTACTTGTCTTCACCTTTAAAACTTTTTGACGAATTAGATGTCCCGGCATACAGTCCGAACCATGCAGCTCCAGCACCCACTACGATAGATATTAGGCCAGATTGTTCAAACGTAGGCTCAGGTAGCTCCATAAACCAGATGGTGCATTTATATAACAAAATTATATAAACAGTTAAAAAGGCCCTGGGGAAAATTCTCCAGGAGTCAACCGCTCGTGCTAAGTGAATCCATTTTTGATGTGGGTTTACATTTACGTCAGACTCTAAATCTCTAATTTTATCTTTAAGATCTGAAATCTCCCTTATCATGTCCATAAATTTATTGAGATCCATTTCGACCTCATTACGATCCATGTCTCCGCTAAATCTATTCTGATCGTTCATATAAATTCTGCCAACACTACCGCGCCGACTATGAAGGGATATACTGCCCAAAGCATTGTTTCTAGTCTGTCAAATCGTTTCGAGCCGTCTTCTAATCTTCTTTCAATATTTTCATAACGAATCGTACACTCGCGTTCGTGTGCTTCGATCTTGGCCATTGACTCGTTAATATTAGGCATTATGTATTTTCTTTCTTGACTCTTATTTCTTCGTAGGCCTCGTTTACGTCCGGGGTAGATTTGTCGTCTGCAACATATTTACCCTCGTCGTCTCTAGCTCTAACTCTTTTTCTTTCTGTGCCAGTCCAAAAATCGACTACCTTTTTCCAAAAACTCATCTTACTTCTCTTTGGCGCGGCCTATATTTAAAGCGGCCCAATCAACCAGTTTGTAGAGTTTGCCTATCCAGGCATCATCCTTTGGCGTGGGCGTAGAGGCGGCAATCAAAGAGGCCACAGTTACTATGATTGTTACCCAGGTTATTAAATTAACTATCATTTCCATTTTGTTTCTCCGTTGTTAATGATTCTTTTGGAACATCCCAACAATTTAAGTTGGATGCTACTGTTCTTCTTTCTCCTTCGCCTTTGAAAGGATATACCATGTGTTGTAACCAAGAAGGAAACACTAATAATTTACCTACTTCTGGCTTCATAACAAAGGACTGAGGAGGTCTAAGCCTTTCTGTATTTAATAATTCATTTCTACCATAGTTAAAAGCTATATAGCCATCACAATCGCCAGATGTGTTATACAAAGAGTAGTTTGGTGAACCCGCTACAGGTTGATCTAGTATTTGTTGAGGCACTTTAGTCCAACCAGTAGTGGATATGCCCATGATTGTTTTAGTTCCATGATCGTGAATTGGATTGTAGTCGCCTTCATAACTATGTACTGACCAGGTTTCATCAATATCTACTGCCTTTGGAGAACGTAGTTGTGAACCTGTATTATTGCTAAAAAAGTTTATGTAATCAGCACCTAAACCACAAATAAAATTTGAATATTCTTTTACTCTAGGATCATTGTTATCCATCAACAGTTGTTCGCCTTGTGCTATTTGTCCTACTAAAGTATCAGCTAAAGACTTTTTATTTTGATCTTCTTTGTATTCATCAAGATAATCATTAAGGTCATTAACCATACTTATAGGCATTTCTGTTTCCATAACGAAAACAGCGGGCATATTATGTACAGTGACTTCTGCCATCAACTAGGTACGTTGAAACTATTATCTGGTGTACTTGCTGCTGGGGGGTTTGTTATGACACTATCTACTTGACTTGCAAATATTGCATCCCAATGTGATACAGGACAAATAGCAACTAAATCTGCGTTACTCCAATTACCCTTAGCTTTGAGCGTGAAATTAGTTGTTACATTTCCATCTCTGTCTGTATCTTTTTGGTTTACTGTAGTGTTAAAACTAAAAGTGTAATAAGTAGAATCGGCCTCATTACCATTTTCATAAGTCATTTCTATATACCACTTATTAACCTTGCTACTGCTGTTGATGTATGGGGTACAACTTGTTATTGTTTTTTTTACTGCCATATTTTTTTCCTTAACTCTCTAATGCGTCGACCTTTGCTGAAAGTTCTTTTATTGCCGAAACAAGTATGGGTACTATTTTTGTATAATTCAAACCATATCTAGTTTGGTCGTCTGTTAAATTAACTAACAAACTATTATCGTTGTCAGCACCATATCCATTTGCTTTTTCAATATCTAATACGTCTTGTGCAACCAAACCTACTTCAATACTAGGATTAACTTTAGAGCCATCTGGTGTGACTGCTAATAAATCCTCTGGAGTTGCTTCTTCATCTATGTACCAAGATCTTCTGTCCCATTTATAGGTTACTGGGTTCATGGCGTTTATCCAAGATAATCCACCTGTAAAGTTAGTGATACTGTTTTTATCTCTTCTGTCAGATGTGCTGATTGAGGTTTGTGTGCAAAATAGTGCTCCGATATTTTCATCGCCTAAAACAATATTATTACTTCCTGTTGTAATGTTACCGCCCGGACTTCCTGTTACTCCCGAATCTTTACCTATCAGTATATTATTAGTTCCAGTAGTTACACTCGTTCCAGCCTCTTTTCCGATTGCCGTATTGTTTGCTCCTGTACTGACTGACGCTAATGATTCTCTTCCTATGGCCACGTTAAAGTTTCCAGTCGTATTAACTTTTAACGCTTCTTGGCCCATCGCCACGTTACCACTCGCTGTCGTGATGCCAGAACCAGCTAAATAACCTACGGCAGTATTTTCTTCGCCGCCTTGTTGTGCTCCTAAAGCGCCATATCCCACAGCGACGTGTTTTTGTCCATTAGTACAAGCATCTAAGGCTGTTGATCCTACCGCCACGTTAAGGTTGCCAGTTGTCATAACTAATCCAGCAGAGTAACCGACTAAGGTGTTGTCGTTACCATCCATGGCTCCAGTTCCGTTAGCATAAGCACCTATGGCTGTCGCTCTTGCTGCGGTAGTAGCTGCTAACATTGCATCTGTTCCAAACGCAGCAGTCTCTTGTCCTGTTGCGACCTTTGCTGCTCTATATCCAACAGCCGTTGAATAACTGTGAGTAGTTTGTGTAAATAACGCCTCAACTCCCACAGCCGTATTTTGTTGCCCAGTAGTAGCTGATCCAGCCGCTAAATATCCAAAGGCAGAATTGTAGTTTCCAGTCGTGTTTGCAGTTAAAGCACCAACCCCCACACCAGTACCTTGGGTGCCCGTTGTATTGGCCGTCATAGCGTCTAAACCAACTGCCGTATTATTATCTCCGGTGTTTAACTCTAGCGCATCTTTACCCACAGCCGTATTAGCTGTTCCTGTAACATTTGTTTTTAAAGCGTTTCCTCCAACCGCCGTATTGTTTGATGCCGTCGTGTTTGCCTGTAGTGCTGCCCTTCCTATTGCTGTATTCAGTGTACCAGTAGAAATTACTTTACCAGAAGCAGCTCCTAAAGCAGTATTTTGTCCGCCTGTTGTTGCACCAGTTAAAGAATTATGTCCAACGCCCGTATTTTCGTTGGCTGTCGTATTGGCGTCCAAAGCATTAGCACCCACCGCCACGTTTTCTGTTCCCGTACTGTTGGCAGCCAAGGCTTGAGTACCGACCGCCGTGTTATTTATGGCCGTGGTATTAGCACCTAAAGCATTGTCTCCAACG